ATCGCCCCATATTTTTTTAAATTCAGGATCATCCTCTTGAAGTTTTATAAAAACAGTTTCTAGCGAATGATAGTTAATATCATTTCCGCTCAAGTATTCTGTCATTGCTTTTAACCATTTTTCAATTAATTTATTACTCTTCAAAGATGCTATAAACCATACAGCACACCCTTTATCTAGAGTTACTCTGAGGGAATTTCCATGATACATCCATACTCCAACAGTATCAAGTGCTTTATGAATCCACTTATCCAATGCTTGGAGACAGACCACATTTGCATCAACCCATACACCGCCATATTTACTTAGCAATGCTAAACGTATATAATCTGCTTTTGTTGCTAAGTGAATATCAGGTCGTTTCATTATAAAATCTATATTGTCCAAATAATTGTAGATGTTTTTTTCGTCTAAAAAAATAATATTCCAATTCGTATTATGAATCTCCCACGATTTTCTAGCATTTTGAATAAGCCATGGAGCCGATTCCCATCCTTGAAACCATAACATCCATATAGTTTTGTTTATAGTTTCATCTACCATAATTCTGTGTAGTATATTTTTAGCGTTTTAAGCGAACTCGTCTAAGCAACTTGGCTCATCGCCGCAGTGATAGAACGCTGAACAGTATTCATAAAAGGACTTGCAATCGGGTCATGTCCTTCCGAAGAGTTCGTCCTATTTGTACTGTTTAGACTATATTGCGGATCCATGCGTTGCGTGGCAGCCCCACGCCCAGATGATAGATACATGCTTCGCTGTAGAAAGGTTGTATCATTCATTCGTCTATCACCTTCAACTATCCCTCGAATCATATTACGTGCTTCTACAAACTCATTTCGGATAAGAGCAACCATATCACCTTCGCCCTCAAGAAGGCTCTCAAGATTATCAATATCAGAAAGCAAATTACTATTATTTACCATTCGGTCAATAGCCTTCTCGAGAATTTTAGACAGACTCCAACGAATATAGTACATTCTATAAGGACCTTGCTCTTCGTTGCTATTACCAGACCATTGTAGGGGCTCAACAATATCTTCCATATTAATACAGTTGAAACCCTGGATAGAAACATTATGATCTCGTCCAACTCGCTTCAGTAGTACAATAACCTCTGACTCGGAATATATGTCTCCAATAAATAACTTGCGATAGTTCCCACCTTCATCCTTAGAGACATATGACGAATAGTTCTCATAATCTCGAGGATACGTGATTTCTACATTCTGCGCTACACATGATACTAGCCCTCCCAGAATTTCACCGAAAACTGGGCCAACATGTTCTTGGCTTGTGACAATATTATATGAACCACCACCCTCTAGCGCAATATTCCGAAGTAGTCCGCCTGCGTGATCTAGTCCATAGCCGACACAACTTACAGAGAGGTTCGGGCTAGTCTGGCGAATCATTGAAATGAGAGAGCGGAGTCCATTCTCATCCTGAATGCCCTGATTAGCATAACCATCTGTAAGGATTACTAGACCAGTCTTCATGTTAGAAGGGCTCATTGTTAGAATTTGGCGAACACTTAGCAATCCTGCGCTGAGATTTGTGGAGCCAGCACTTCTTAGGCTATTGATATGTCCCTCAATAATCATGCGGTTTTCAGAAGAGGTTCTCTGGCAATTGACAGTAATGCTCGCAGTATCAGCAAACTGAATAATACTAATACGATCTGACTCATTTAGAAAGTTCAGTAGATATTTAGCACAACGTTTCACTGCCTCCAGGCGTCCATCCATCTCCATAGAACCGCTTGTATCTAAAAGTAGCACAAAATGCGCAGGAAGCCTGTTCGCATTTTGAACTCCGCGAATCTTTAGACCAAGCAATTGCGGGACACCGACAATATTCACATAGCGGGTAGAAATCTCCATTTTTGTACAATCTCTAAGGGAAGAGACCCTTCAATTTTTTAGTAGGCAGCCTTTATCCAGTTATAACATGTTTTATAAGTTCAGGATTTGTAAAAAGAAATATGTAGACTGTAAGAAGCATTGCTACATATATCCAAAATTCTGTAAGGACCGTATGCTTTGTAATGTAATTAATTCCCATATAACATACCCCCCATATAGCAACCCACCAAACTTGAAGTAGTGAAACAACACCTAAGACTTTAATAAGTTCAAACTGAATCATCTCTGTCTAACATTAACATAATTATACCATCATTCTTCTGTTTGTCAAGAGATACATAATTCTGATAAACATAACATCCTTCATCAACTGATTCTACCCCAGGAAGTACCTCTTCAATTGGTAGTGCATGAAGAGCATGCTTAAATGTAGGAAATTCCATAATATCCTTTACAATAACCTTATAGGGTTGCTCTAATTTAGATGTTGCGTGGGCAACTGTTAGAGCCTGCCCTTTATGGAAACCCCCATTTATAAATTGATGACCTTCAAACTTCTTAACACCATCTCGTAAATATTCAAACCAGGGCGTGTTCAATATAAGTTTAGTAAATGGCCGCTCTGCTATAGAAGTCATTTACTAAATTTCCGTAATTATAGTCTCTAAATCTTACTGCGCGTTTCTAACGCATATTCAATATTTTTCTGCCATGATAAATTCTCTGAAATACTCTCGGGCCAGTGAATAACATCAGGCATAACTTCAGGGGACGAATAAATTACATAGGGTTTGGGAAAGCCATTAAATTCGGAGCTTGTTACTGTTGTGTAGGCGCCCATCCAAGGAAAATAGAGCCAATCACCCACCTCTAATTCCTCCATCTGAGAACCATAGCAGATTACATCGAGGCTATCACATGTGCGCCCGAATACTATACCTGGTACTAGAGCTCTTTTATCTTTATTACCGCCAAAACTGATACGGGCGAATGGTGGGCGCTGGCTGTCGAATGGAATACATGAGAATTGCCCATAGACAGATTCGTCGATTGTATATCGCCAACCTTTAGAGGAACCCTGAACCCCAGGCTTCTTCCCAATTACTTGAACAAATAGATCATGTGAGGGAGTCGCAAAAAAACGTCCAGGTTCAGCAATAATGTTCGCCCCTTTTGCAGCATCAAGGTCTCCAAGGCCCTTCTTAATTGCTTCAGCCGCTGGAGCGAAATAACTTTCACCCGCGCGAAAGCCGCCGCCAATATCAATTGTATGAAGATCTTTTGCCCCTAGTCCTTTCAACTTTCCCCAGAAGGTGTCAACCTTCGCAATAGCACGCTCATACTGTCCAAAGTCACGGCACCCACTTCCAACATGAAAAGAGAAACCTGCAACACGGAATCCCTTTACACAAGCGGCATCATAGAGCCGTTTTACTTCGTGCCAGTCAGCCAATCCGAACTTTTTTGAAAATGGTGTATCACTTGCTGCGTCATCCACCGCCAAACGCAATAACAATTCAGGCATATACGCGTGATCACGCATTTTCTCAAGTTCTTCGCAACAATCAATTGTAGCCCAGGGGATAGACATAGTTCTAGCCGTCTCAATATCATTTGAGGTTTTACATGGGTTTGCAAAAACTATATTATAACGGTCCATTCTAACCACAGTAGACTGTCTACACAACTCCATCTCACGGGCACTGGCGCAATCAAATCCTGAACCGAGGGCTCCGAGCCATCGAAGAATATTTGTTTCCGAATTACACTTCACAGCATAATGAGGTTTTACCATCGGAAGATATTTATTCCACATATCCCACTGACGATGAATGCGTCCTTGCGAAACAACACAGAATGAGCCACATCTTCCATTGCGCGTATTAAGTAAATTCCGGAGGTTCGCCAGTGCTGCTGTAGATAATATTATCTCGTAAAAAATATTTAGGCCGTTATTGCCAAGTTCTTAAATTATTTATTTGCAGCAGCAGCAGCAGCAGCAGCAGCAGCCCACTTCCGAAATCCCAAACTCTTCTCAACGAAGTAGGATGATCCAAGGCGTTCTACTGCCAACGCGTGAAGAGCCAACTCTCGCTGTCCAAGAGATGCTAAATACTTCTGACCATTCTCACCAATAGGGTGTGCCGGTAGAATCTGCCTGTGCTTATGATCCATTCTCTCCATAATACCTGTGGGAAATCAATCAATCAATTTTTTTAAGGATCAAATGTACGATAGAAAACAGGGTTCCTCCCCACAGAGTATCCATTACTGCGACATGAAGGGGGTATTTAGTAAACGCAGCATAGGTTGTGAAGTCATATACAGCATATGTTGCGGCACCAATCATAAATGCTTCTTGCACAGACTTCGCCTTCAGAACAAGGTAAGCAAGAGCAGGGTAAACTACTAGAGCGCCTTCTAAGCGGAACTTGAGAGGCGAGCCCTGAATATCACTTACAACCTTCTGGAAAGTTCCGGTATTCAGCCAAAGCCAAGGAATATCGACGATGAGTAAAAGAATGCTTACGATGACATAGTATATTACCGCGTTCATTTATTGTTCTATCTAGATTCTTACAAAATTAGATGTCATCTGGGGGACAGCAAACAATAACTTTAGAAGCATTTGAAGCAAATCTGCGGGGTACTTCTATTTTATGGTATCTCTCTCCTCATTCTAAGCCACAGTATCCCCTAGGTTTTATAGATCAAGTTGTAACGGACGCGCCGCCTTTCGCGAAGAAAATACTAATCATATCACAACAGACTCCTGTCGGTTGGCGGTTAGTAGATGACTGGGATGTTGTATTTCGCCCAACAACTGGCCCAGAATGGTCGTTACTTCTAACATATCTCTTGAATTCACCGAAGCCCGTTCTAGCAATTCTTGCTCCAGGCTGCTTTGTCCCTGCTGCATTGCTTCAGAAGTTAAATAATACAATTACATTTGTTGCTTTTGCTTATATGGACGAAGTATCACCGAATTTACATACAGCAACATATCAATCGATTCTTTTGCCACAACTTAGTCTAGATATTATCCCATCTATCTCATTTTCACAGCATCTTGGAATTCCAAGCCCTCAATGGAATGCTGCGTCTGTTCTGCGAGATCTTCATGGCGCAGGGGCATCACTTGTTGTATCATCTATAGGGGATCGTCTAGTACAGAAGCAATATTATTGGTATTATACAAGTAAGAATCAAACATATTCTTGGAACTTGCCACAAATTCAGAATATTCTTGGGACTTTGGGTTATTAGCGGCAGCCTCCAGTAATTTGAGAAACTAACCCTGGTTTCTGAATAATAGGTGCGATTAACGGGGCATATGCCTTCAAATTGTTATCTTCAATTATACGACTCCAAAGCCAATCAACAGGTTCTGCTAGAGGTTTCTGAGATTCATATTCTTCAATAAGTAATTTCCGTGCATCCTCTGTAAGGATCATAGCATGCGTTCCATAAAATCTTTTAACATTATATACATTATTTTCTATATACCCCTTTACGATTTTATTATAACCAAGAAGTATGATATCAAAATCTTTTGGAACTAGACTAATAAATTCAGAGAGTATATTCTGATCTTTTACAAATGCATCATCCTCAAATACTGTTAAAATACCTGTTAAATGGCTTTTATAGAGTGAAATATGGCTTTCTAGGCAACCGACTGCGCCGGCAAGCATTGGTATATAACCACTGTGTGGAGAGTTCCAAATAATAGTTGTATTTGTATGTATACGAATAGCAGGATAAAAAGTTATCTCTTGTTTGCTGAAATTTTCTTCTAAATGTTCTTTTACATCATCTCGTTCATGGCAATCATATAAATGAATTATATATGGATTTTGTAACATTTTATGTTAACCAATCTCTATATTTTTAGACTGTGTTGCCACTCATATCCTCCACAAGGTCGGCGGGGCTCAGCGCGCCACCCTTCTTACCGCGCTTGAAAAGCTTGAAGGTGCCCTTCTTCGCTACAAAGCCTAAACGACGTAGAGTCTTAATACGCTTCTGGCCAATGGCGTGCTTGCGCTTAGATACAATGCGACCGCGGCGTGTCTTCATTAGTTCCTTCTTTGTTAAACCGCCTACTGTCTTCTTCGCCGTACCGTGCCAAACCTGTGCCTTAGAACCAACAGTGAGCATTTCTATATTGGTTATTGAGATTTTATACTAAAGGAGTTGCATCAGGAAGTCTCTCTCCATTCCACATGTCTACCCGAGGAACCTTTCCTGCGTTAATATCATCAATAAAGACAGCCATTTTCTTGGGGTCATATACGCCCGCAAAATGAATAAGGAAATCTCCCTGTTGCCATAGACGCTCCCCAGGCATACCCATTAGATAAGCATTAAAACGATAGTGCTGTGCTGTTACCTCAAGATGTTCTCTATCGGCCTCAGATTCATCAAAAATATCGCACATACCTTTATTCTCCCACCAAATGTGATAAATTGCGTCAGGTCGCTCATATACACGCTTCAGAAAATCTAGTGCCCAGGGGCAAGGTCGAAAAACAATATTACCAGCATTAATATGATGGCATGAATCAAATGTCATAAGAAGATCCTTGTTGGCTGGAAATAGTGGCAAAATGGCATCCTCAATACGAGTATCCATATTTGTAATAAGGACATCTGCGTCGCTCATCCAAATATAATCATACTTGCCGCTTTCAATAGCATTAGCAATCTGTTTACGCATAAAGGGCACTTTTGACCAAGAAAAGGGTCGGTCACGATCCCAGAATTCCTCACCTCCTAGAATATAATCGTATCCATGTTTCTTACAGTAGGCTGCTTTTGAATCTAAACATGCCTGTAACTTACGCCTATAGTCGGCACCAATACAAAGAGTTAGAACAAGAATACGAGTGCTTTGTTCCATTATTTTCTTATAGGGGGTACATGTTTAGACCTTCTGGTGGCACCCCAAAAAATTGAAACTTTTTTGCTTTCGAAAAAATTATCACAAAAGATGAAGCCCCAAACTAAATATATTCGAAATGAGATTGGAGAGTTTATCTGTCCTCACTGTCAGATTATAGAAAAGAATCAGAGTACAATGCACTATCATATGAAAAAGCATGAGGGTGGTCTACCCCATGAATGTAAACATTGTAAACATCGCTTTCTTCATCTGGGAATCCTAAATCTTCACCTCGCAGCAAAGCACGCAGATAAAGAGAAAGATTTGGAGCAAGAACGATTTAAGTGTCCGCATGATTGTTGCGAGTTTTCATCTTTAACAAAGGCAAATAGACGCGTCCATTATTTCAGAGTTCATATGAAGGATATTATTGCTAAGAATATTGAGAAGAATGATGATAAATATACCTGTAAGGCCTGTAATAAAGAACTCAATAGTCAGACATCAATGTATTATCATATTGGAGCATGTATTACTATTCCAAGTGAAGACGTAAGGACACAAAATCTTCTTGAAATTATGGCTTAGGTGGTTGGGGCGGCGAGATCGCTTTCTAAGCCATCAAGCCGCCCCCTAGGGGGCGGCGAGATCATCCGCCAATAACTTAAGATGATAGCCAAGAGCCGCAAATGTAATTAACATAAGTGCCTCATATGCGGCCCTAGGAGCTGTTTTTTGTTTTAAACCAATATATAATAGCAGAGGTCCCACATATAAGGCATGAACAGCATTTACCCACCAATATGTAGAGCCAGTATACCAACGATATATAGCCTTAGCTCCATGATAAAATGTTAGTATTGCTCCAAGTGCTATTAATATATAAAAAACTAAATCAGGCATAGCAGAGCGAGATAGTGTAACATAAAATAAGAAAGGCACAACACCAAGAAGATGAAATAAATGTAAACCAACTCCAGAAGATCCCATTATTATATATCAACATTTTTAAAAAGACTTTCAGCGTGTTCTAAGGCTCCTTCCATCCACGCCTGTCGTGTACTAAAACTTTCACCACATATATACACATTCTTTCCTGGAATTGGTATATGTGCCGCAACAGAAGCCTCCTTTACATCATAATCTCCAGGAAGCCAATACGTACAACCTGATTTCCACGGATGCGCTTTAAAGAAAGTCGGAACCCCAATATTTCTGTCAGGGAGAACTCGATATAACTCGGAAAGTATAGTATCCCTCAATTCCCCTTCACCCCCATCGCCCTCAAGAATTTTCAAGAACTTCTCTGCGTTTGCTCCATCTGTATATGAAATCATTGCAATATTATCACCTAATGGTAAAAAGTAGCGAATACCGCTCGCAAGAGGATATACAATACGAGATAGACCCTTAAAGGGAGCCCCTTTGAAGGTAGCGTATACACGTAGCAAAGGTCGCATCTTCACTTTGGATAGCATATGCCACCCTTGAATAGACTTTAGTTCACAAAGGGCATCATGATGAAGTGCTAAAATAATCCCCTTTTTCGCAACAAATAACTTCTCTTCCCTATTATCTTTAGTTCCAACAAGGACCTTCAGTTCTAGAGTATCAGGATTTACTTCTTTTACCCAGTGTTTCTCAAGGAGTGTCCCTTTGACACTAAAATCTTCAACCATACCATCTGTAAGGGAAGATAGCCCCTCTTTACAGACCCCATATCCACTATGTGTACCCATTTCTCCGCTAAAAGACTTCAGAGCACAGTCAGCACGAAGTGTATCTACTTCCGAATTATAGGCAAATGCCCCGAGAAGTTCGTCTGTTTTCTGAGCACCTACAATCTCTGTAAGGAGTTCTTTGACAGTATGTCTAGCAAGTTCTTGAGGCGATAGATTTTCGAGAATAGACCGTATTACAGGAATATAAGTCGATTCAAAAATATTTTTCTGACCTGGCTTTTCAAAATCTACATTCTCACTTATAGGAACAAATGTCAGAGAATAGCGACGCATATACTTCATAACAATTGGATGATCTTCGCCATGAATGCGACCAGCACCATTCTCCCATTGTAGTCCATCATGTTTATAAGTTACAATACGTCCTCCAGTATATCCGAAGCGTTCTAAAATAGCAACCTTAGCACCAGGATATTTTTTACAAAGTTTGATACCAGTGTGTAGGCCGGCAATGCCGGCGCCCACAATGATATAATCATATGTTGTTTGTTCATCTATATGATGTTTGACAGCAGTTCTCATCTAATTAAGTAGAAGTATGAAAACTACTCTTAACCCACTGGGCTACACCTGCAGGGGTCTGTGCACCAGGAAATTTATTATTCACAAACATTCCATCCTTAATTAATGTGAAACTTGGAATTGAACTCACACCACAGTAACCAGGAGTGTAGTTATTTTCATCTACATCGCAGTAGTACCACTTAACACCAGGGGTTAGATCTACAATCGCATCCTTATCTAGACGCCGGCAAGGGCCACACCATTCTGCTCCGAAGGCAATTCCAACAAATTCATCGTATTTTGCCAAAAATCCCTCAGAGGTTGCTCTATGAGGTCGGAGAAGTGTTTCGAACTGCTCCTGGCTTAGGAGGGGCGTCATTTTCTTTGGATGACCCATTTGTGTTGTTTGTTCTAGATCTGACAAGATATAAGAATCCGCCGCCAAAAACGAGAAGTGCTAAAGTGAAAATAACAGCCCCATCTGATACAACGCTGCTGCTGCTGCTGCCACCTTTCATTACTGATGCTGCTGCCGCTGCCACTGCACCTGTTTTCGCAGTAGCCAAAGCCGCATTAGATGCATTTGAAATCTTATTCTGAACATTCGCAGCCACCGCCGGTACAGCGGCTATTGCCTTTGGTGCCAGTTGCGCAACTTTCAACCCAGCAGTAATAGACGGCGCAAGCCCTTGTTCCACAGCAATCTGTAAGGGAACAAGTGTAGCATCATATGCCTTTCCAGGAGCCGCAGCAATATCTTTCAGAGGTTGTAATACAATATCAGTAGCAGCACCTACAACTGTATTTACAGGTTCCATGACAGTTTCAATTACACCTTTTTGCCGGCAGACAGGCGTCTCTTCAACTGTTCCTGGGGCAAGAGTGCCTTTAACAGAAAAATACTTATCAGTGAAAAAACTGAATGGAATAATTCTATATGTACCTCTTTCTAATAGATCACCTGGTGTAATCCAAGCACGATACATATTGTATGTTCCCCATAAGAAACCGAGAGGCCACAAAAAGAATAGAATAGTTGTCATAAATCGTAGACCGCCGCCTAGAAAATCGCCAGCAGCAAAGAAATCAAGGCCGAATGGAAGTAATGTTAGTAGGCAATAAATCATGAAGCGCCATGGTGCTATAGAATCTGGCCCCGCCTTTTCACCAGGCCCTAAGAACTGTTTCGAACCAATTCCTGTAGGGCCATATATAGGAATTGACATCCCAAATTCTTTGACAGTATCACGATCTAGAGTAACTTGTAAGAGATCATACCAGTACCATATACCAAGACCCATAAGATTTATTATAAGTTTCGCAATGGCCGTAAGCGGAGACCTTAAAAAGAGATGATCAAGCCCAAAGAACCCTGTTAATGGCATAATTGTTAATAACTGTAGGAGCCAGAAGGGATACCATTTGCTGCTGGACCAGTACAAGCCTTTTGTATAAAAGAATGGCGTTTCTTCTGCTGCTGCTGCAGACATGTCTACCCTAAAAGCGATTAATAATTTTCATCTAGACCGAGAAGAGCAGCCCACCAAAGCCCTCAATAACACGGAATACATTATTATTGATTGCATAAATAACACAATGCGAATTACCTCTCGGAGGAGTTGTTGTTGTATTTAGATCAATTTGAAACACAAGACTATCAATGCGGCTCGCATTAACAGACCCAGTTGGCTGTGCCTCTTCAGGTCTTAGGGCAAGAGAGTAAGAATAGATGAATGACTCTGTAGGGATTACTGTATGGTGTTGATATGGCTGAATAAGACGAAAGTATCCAGCATCACGTTTATAGAAACGATCAAATCCATCAAATTGAATTACACATTCAGATAATAAGTCAGTACGATTACCGGTCTCATTTATTCCAAGACTACTATAATTAAACCATTCAAGAGATTTTGTCATATAATCTCGCTGAATGTACCAGAAAAACTCCTTAATAGGATGATTAAATTCAACTGGCACTGTAACTGTTGTTGCAGCGGCAGCTATAGAAATAGGTGGTGTAAACTGGACCTGTTCAATAAGATATTCATGCGCAGAGGAAACAAATCTGCGTCTCTCCTCTGTATCTAAATATACATAATCACCATATAACATGAGATCAATTGGATTATTCGCAGAGTTATAAATTGGTACACAAGGTACTGCAGGATTTCCAGCAGCCGCAGGATCTGGATGAATGAGTTCAGTTAAAGAGCGCAATGTGATATTAATGCGGACCTGATGGTATTGAAGGGCAAGAAGAGGTAAATAACTTCCAGGGTTGCGGCAGAACCAGAACTGGAGAGGAATATATAGTTTTCCAACTCCTTGTGAGGGATTATAGTTATCAACTTTACCAATCATATTATAGAAACCCTGTTTCTGGCTGTCAGAAACAACATAACGAGACCATATTTCCATCCATTCGCCTGTTTGCTTATCCATTTCAACTTCGCCAACTTCAAAACTTATCTCTTGAATGAGAGCATGCCCTATACTATTTACCCATTTAACAGGAGTACAACCATCAGAATATGTTAGAGCCGGTAGTGTAACTTCTAAGAATACTTGACCAAGAAGATCGCCTCTGCGTGGTACATTACATGTGATTCTTTTTCCGAAATTTGGGGAGCCGTCAAAATACATTGGCTGTGACTCTATAGCAAAATTGGTAAAACGACGATAAACCATTTTGAACCATGAAACTTGAGGATTTCCAGTTAAAAATACATCTTGTTTACCTTTTGCCACAAGCTGTAAAAGACCACCGCCTCCTGGCATTATTCTATTATATATTGAAGATGGTAAGCGTAGCAATAACGCAACATTTTTCAATATTACAAAACAGAGTAGAGAGATGGCTCTTAGTCAGAGATCACTAGATTTAGATATATTAACGCTTCGGCAAGTATATGCTCGCGGATCAAGTAACTCTTTAATTGCATCAAATTATGCTCTACTATCGGATGGAAAGGGTGGCACTTACTGGAGCACAGTTACATTGGGGAGCAATAGCGTTGCTGGTGATGGTGGCGGTGGTCTAGCAATCTCTAGTTTTTCATCCATAATAGGTGTATCATTTACAACATCAAATTTAATAGCAACAAATATAAATACAAATACAGTTACAACAAATAATTTAAACTATACATCATTTACTTATAATCTACAAACATGTAATATATTTATTAATCCGAATTTTAATAATGCTGCGTCTTATCCAGAACTTGTAACATCAAATTTGAACTTTTATCTTAATGCATCCTATATAAATTCATATTTATTCTGTACTTCTCCGAGTAATCTGAATTTTGTTCCGCCTGGTGTAACCCCTCCAATTGGCCCTATAAATTCATATACAGGTCATACTCAAGGCAATTTTTTTACCCTTAAAAATATGGGGTCAAATGTCCTAAATGTATGTACAAATCCTACAACAGCATTTCCTGTTATTACTAGTACATCGGCGACATTCTTCTATTTAGGTGCGCCTCAGAATTTTTGGACACCCATGTAGATGGCAGCAGTTCCTGGAATATTAAGAAAATGGAATCCTGGAATAGTTCCTGGATTAGCTCTTTGGGTAGATGCGACAGATAGTTCAACTCTTACAATGGCTAATACATCAAATATATCTGCTATAAGTGATAAATCGGGATTAAATATACAATTAGTACAAGATCAGCAAGCAAACCAACCATTTTTAAGAAGCAATATAAATAATTTACAAACCATAGGTTTTGCTGGCTCGAATTTTGTATCAACAACAACAACTTATTTTCCATCTCTTTTTAATAATAAAAGTAATATTTCTCAATTTACAGTATTTAATTCAACAGGTAATAACGCCTTACGAGGAATTACAAGTATAACAGACCCAACTTTTACATTTAATGGGTCTAATTTTTCATTTGGTACAACTCCTAATAATTTAAGATTATTTAAAAATGGAAACGGTCCAAATACTTCTATTTCACCATTACTTTCAAATGTTTTTATGGAAGGATTTTTAGAAAATAATGTACTTACTACATTACAACTTTCATGTAATTCTGTAGTTGCTACAAATACTATAGTAACACCATTAATGAACAATTTATCACAATTTTTTATAGGAAGGCGTCCTGGCGCACTTACATTTAATGGAGATATTGGAGAAATACTATTCTATAATAATAATGCTTATACTACGAATTCACCATTTAATCCTCAAATAGAAGGTTATTTTGCGTGGAAATGGGGACTTGTGGCCAGTTTATCGAATGGTCACCCTTATAAGAGAAGACCACCATCATAACGGTCTAAACCATTAAGGTCTCATCTTAATTAAGATGAATGCAACAGCAACACCAACGCATGCAAAACATCCTATAACAGGTGCTCCAATTCGCATTATGCGCACTGGAGCACAGATCTGGAAAGATGCGAAAATCCTCTATTGGCTTCGAAGCCAAGAACAATATAATACTGTTGAAACTGTCTCAACAACTCTTGAGAATACAGAAACAACATTTATTGCTCTACTTGATACAACAGACGAAGTATTTGAATATCTCTCTACACCATCTGCTGCTAAAAAAGGAACAGTGCTTTTACCAAAAGAGACAATTCTTTCGGATAGATTTCCAAAAACTCTTACGAATATATTATGTCTTGAAGAATTACATCTTCTCTTTCCACATGTAGGGTCAGTTCCATTTGACGGGACACCACAACATGCGGTTTTCCTCTTCGCACAAGTTCTGAGATACTCATATATTGTAGGTGCTCAGCCCTCAGAACAGTATGTCTCTGATAAAATCACCTATAAGGATCCGTCGACAGTTCCTCCACAACTGTGGCTTATTACACAGTATTATGAATCAGATTCTCCCAAAAGAACACGGGAAATTCGCCATTGTCTTGAACAGAATATTCAAAACCCTGTCATAGATAAGATTGTTCTTTTGAATGAAACTGGGAAAGGTGCGCGAATTACTTCTTCGAAAGTAGAGCAGATTAATAATACACGTAGGCTACACTATTCGGATGTATTTCGTTATATTTATGAGAAAGTTCCAACCAATACAATTGTTGCTTTCGCAAATAGTGATATCTATTTTGATAATACACTGATACATTTATGGCAAGTAAATATGAATGGACGTTTTATTGCTCTACTTCGTTATGAAGGATCACCGCCTAAACTATTTGGTCCTCGCCCAGACAGTCAGGATGCCTGGATTGTTCTTTCGGATTCTGTGAAAGCAGCAGACCCGAGTTGTATCATGAATTTCGAATTCCCTTTTGGCAAAAATGGGTGCGATAATGCAATTGCCTATGAAATGCTTCGTCAAAAGTTTGTAGTTGTTAATCCTGCTTTAACAATTAGAACACATCACGTTCATGAATCTGGTGTACGAACATATGTGAGAAATGATGTGATTGAGAAGCCTGTTTTCTTATATCTGGATCCAACACCTATACAGGATTTTGAACCTATATCTAATTCTTCCTCTAATTATAAGATAATTGAGCACAAAGAATTAGATACTACTCCAAAATTCCTAAATGAAAAGGCCGAGAAAATCTTCACACAGATGATTCAGCGTAGCCAAACCAAAGAGCCTTGGCAGGGCCTCCCTGCGATTAAAGAACATGTTCGAAAATTTACAAATAGTTTTCAGACATTAACAGGCCTTGTATATGGATATAACCATCTTATTATTGAGAATACAGATGAAGCACGGGACGCGTGGGGAAAGACGCGGCTTTCTATACTTCAACCAGCTATGCCCACAGATTCTTCTATAGCGGTACCTCTTAGCGATGAAGTCGCTGCTAACCCTCATAAGTACATGTTATTCTATTTATCCCGTGTACTTTCTGTAAGGAAATATATAGGAGGAGGGCACGCATTTTATGGACCTGATGCGGATCTTGAATGGCTTCGTCTATTTAATTGGAGTGAGTCGAGGCTCCCCCTCGTTAATCGGAAAACCACTCCGCAAATATTTTCAAAGGAAGTATATTCTGTATCGCATCGTAAAACCTTGTATATGGAAGATATAGAAGCACTAAGAAGTTATTTAGCCGGTCCATTCTATCGTGTAGATAAGGATAAACTACATGTTACAATTGTATCAAATAAGTATGAAGATATTCTTTTTGACGCCTTAGAGGCTGAGGGACATGAAGTGAAGATATATTCATCAGAGACTTCAACTCCTCAAATTGCACGAGAGGTTCTATCACAGACAGATGTACTTGTTTTGTTTGATACTCCTGAAATAATGTGGTTAGTGCCAGAGGGGGCACAGGTTATCGAGTTCCAGGATGATGATAAGCCGTCAAACTATGCTGCGACAGTGTCGGCAGCGTGTGGCCATACACATACAATTATCCCTCTTACAAAGGCTCTTGAGAATAATAAAAAATCTACAATCTGCTCGTCTGTTCTTTCTGTTATTACTAGCAGTAAATCAACAGATGTTGCGAAGCCTGTTCTAAGGCTCCCTGTTGGTTTAACAGGACTTCATGGGCACGCAGGGGATTCATTTAGAGAACTAGCACGTATGTGGGGTGCGAAGGGTCTAGTAGATATTGAAGAGACATCTGATCCTGGGAAACCATTCTGTTCACTCGTAACTAAACTGGATGGCGAAGTCATTCTATATGATCGTCCAACATATAAGTGGCTTACCGCTTATAAACAATCTAACCAGAAGATGTTAGTTGGTAATCCAGAACCAGAAAAGTCAACACAGAAGCCTTGGATATTCTGGGGGCGTCATCCGAGAGTCTTAGAGATTGCTGCAGCAATGCCGCTTATACCCTATAAGGGAAGAACAAATAAGTGTGTATTTATTGGCAATATTGAGAATAATGTACAGGCAGAAAGACGTCAGGGAGTATGGAAGAGGGCGTGCGATTTTTGGCGTCTTAACGCAGAGCCGCAACTTACACAGGCGGAATATTTTACTGCGCTTGCTACTTCTAAATTCAGTCTCTGTCTAGCAGGCTATGGTAATAAGTGTCATAGAGAAGTCGAATCAATGGCGATGGGTTGTGTATTACTCTGTGCCCCAGAAGTTGATACTAAAAGTTATGCGAATCCTTTGAAAGAGGGTGTACATTTCTTTCGGGTAGAGAGTGCTGAGAATGCTCTAGATATTATAGCATCAGTTGATGAGGCCACTTGGCAGCAAATGTCTGATGCCTGTCGCGCATGGTATACAGATAATGCGAGTGTAGAGGGATCTTTCAAAGTCACTATGGCTGCGGTCAAAGAGTTTTCTAGAAAAACTGGCAGAGTTGGTTCCGCGACTACTGCTGCTCTAGCACAAAGGGGGGGTCTAAAATTTGAAACCATTTTTTCCCTTGCAAAAGCAACTGAGCAGCAAAATGGTGAACAAACTGTACACTAAGGATTATAAGACATTTGGCGTAAATGGAGAAATTCGTCTAGAAAGTATAGATAGAGCTCTTCCAGGAGATGAGATAGAGTTATCTGATGGTAAAGAAAAATGGATTGTCACCCAAAGGGCGGAGCATCCGACTCTTGTAGGGATTCTCGATATAAAATCAAAATACATATATGGAATGTCATCACGGGGGACATCCCAATATCTCTTTACACCTTATAATGAATCGTATCCACCATTCATTGTAGGATGTGCTGATAAGAACAAGACGCATAATAAGATTGTTCTTATTCGGTTCTCAGATTGGCCTGTAGGGTCTAAATTTCCAAAGGGACAACTTGTTCAGACACTTGGTGTTGCCGGCGATTTTCAAGCAGAGGCGAAAGCACTCTACTGGTATTATTCGCCTTGGGTGTATCGTCAAATTCCAATGAGTTCTTGTCGCAATAATAACTCTGAACGATTAGATCTTACAAATAAGTACACCTTCAATATTGACCCACCTGGCTGTAAGGATATCGATGATGTTCTAACAGTTTATCGCAACAACAACAACAATAATAATAACAATTCTTGGGTGCTTGTAGTTACTATTGCAGATGTAGCAGATATTATTGACACTAATTGTGAATTAGACCATCATGCTATGAAAACTGGCCAGAGCCTCTATAGTAATTTCTTGTCTCCGCGGAATATGTTGCCGCCAGAACTTTCAGAGGATATACTTTCACTTATTCCAGGAAATGTGCGTCTTGGAGTAAGTCTTGTGCATACATTTATTGGAAATACACTAATATCAAGTAAATTTATGGAGACTATTATCGAGAATAAGGCTTCTTATACATATGATAATGTTGAAGCAACTCTTGACCCAGATACTCTAAAAATGACACGCCAGGCAGCGAATATTCTTGGTTGCGAAGATATTAATGACCCTCACAAGTGGATTGAGACATTTATGGTAAATTATAATAAGAATGTGGCTGCCACACTTTATAAACATCAGGTAGGAATATTTCGTGGACAGAAACCTGAAGCGCCCCTAGAGAAGTATCAACGCATCTGCCCTGAATTAGCACATCAGGCAGCTATATTTACTGGACCAGATAATATTCTTGAACATACATCTCTTAATGCCCCAACATACTGTTATGCGTCGAGTCCTATTCGCCGCTATGTAGATATTGTGAACCAGCGGCTTCTAAAGATCATTATTTCAAAACAGTGGGAACTTCTGATTCTTTGTAAGAATGATGATTTTAGTATTCTAGCAGAAAAGATGAATATCTTACAGAAGGGAGCAAAGCGCCAATCACGCGATGACTTCTTCTTGAGCCAGTTAGCAGCAGGAGAAACAGGAGAAAAGCGAACAATTGAAGGGGTCATCTTTGATATCACAACAGAGAAACTGAAGGTATATGTCCCCTCGTGGAAGCACTTTATTAAAGTTCTTCGCAGAGATGAAAAAACCGAGTCAACCATCTCTGAGGGAGATCAAGTTACTCTTCGCTACTTCTATAATGCTGACCAAGTCGGATGGAAAAATCGTATTGTATTTCAGATTGTAGTATGAAGTCCTTAGAAGATCAATCATCACAGACGCAAATAGAGACTCTCGCCCCATGCCATTGCCCCAGAGGGCATTACAATATTTTTTACTTCTGTCAACTTCTCAAGCATCGTAACATCTGAGCGCAAGGTGGCAAGGGATATTAACTCATCAAGCATATTATTCAAACTCATTACAAACTTATATAGATTACCCTCATATACGCCAAACTCAGAACAGATTTGAGCGACCCCCTTTTCCCCTCCAACCCAAGCAAGACCGATTTCAACCCAGTATGTACTAAGATCCCAATAGTCACTGAAAGTAATCCCACACGCACTCTCTTTCTCATAACACTCTTCTGTAAGGTCCTTCATTTTATTTAGAGTATCGCGCAACTCAGGAGATACACGGAGGCTTGCGAGTGACGGTGAATTCTCTGCGTCAGAACCATCAGAAGAGAATAAACTTAGAAGCCCTACAAAGTCTACAGGGCTCAAAGCAGCGAGCCAGCCGCGGAAATATGCCTCTGGAACAAGAATCGGATGTGCTTCATTAATCTCTGTAGCACAAGTACCCTTCTCTGTCAGTACACCGCCTCCTGCCATAAAGCCCATCTCTTCTAGAAATTTCACATAGGGCGCAACAAGTCTCTCTTCATATCCCTCTCCATAAGTCGCCATCTCTTCTGAGCACGCTGCAATCTTTACCTTCAAAGCAGGATATTCTGCGACCACCTTCTTCCATCGCGGTCCCATATGAGAGTTCTCCCACGTACCAACTTCACGCTGAAGACGCGCCCTCAAATCCTTTGCGGCCATTGACATCAACTGCTTCTTTGCGAAGTACTCTGCTAGCCCTTTCTCATCATCTTCTGTAAGGGATAATGCCGCTTTCTTTGCTGTTAACTCGGTTAACTCTTTCTCAACAAGTAGACGACTCGCCAACTGCTGTTTATACCAATAGGACTTATGGAGAATATCCTTCCAACGCTGTTGGTCTCCATTCATATTTACTTGGAAAGCTTTCATCAAGAAGTCATAGCCAAAATCCATACGAGATGAGATGAGGGCAGAACCACCAGTCATCATCTTTCGCACATCATCCACACTTGCTACATCTCTCTCATCGCGCGGCAAATAGATAACTGTTCCAAGTTTATCTTTTCCACGACGACCTGCACGTCCAGCCATCTGAATATACTCATCTGTCTGGAGCATTCGTCTCCCTTGTGCCTGATCACAATACTTCTTATAATCCAAGAATACAACAGTCTTTGTTGGCATATTAATACCGACTGCAAACGTCTCTGTACAGAACATCACCTTCACTAGACCCTTTCCGAAGAGAATCTCAATGATTTCCTTCAGAATTGGCTGAAGACCACTGTGATGAAAAGCAATTCCTCGGACTAGAAGAGACCGAATAGTATGATACTGCTGCGATGATGCTAACTGCGCTCTATAGCGACTAAGATGGAAATCAAAGATGTTCTCAATCGCTGCCGCATCAGAAGTATCTACAAGACTCCCTTCTACTTGTGCTGCGTAGCGTTCACAGAGGGCCCGAGAAAATACGAAGAAGAGGGCAGGAAGCAGTTCCTTCTCATAAAGCATTTTCACACAGGAGTTGAGTTGATACGTGAAACTCTTCAACTTTACTTTCCCTTGCTCAGCACCAATGACCTGGCCAGCCTCGCGACCTGCTACACGCTTCTTGTGATCCGCATGCTCATCAACGAGCCGGTCACGCGCCTGTAGCCACTGTCTATATGTTGTATCAATAAACCGCTCTTTCTCGTCCATTACAGGGACTAGAGCCCCATCAGTATTAATAATATAATGTGTAAGGGGTACAATACGATATGTTGTGGAGATGAGGTGAATTGGCTTCTGCTTCAGGTCACCGAGCCACGAGGCGAATGCTTCAGGCTGCGCAATTGTTGCTGACAACAACACAAGGTTAATTTCGCGTGGCAACAGAATGAGAGTTTCCTCCCAGACCTTGCCGCGCTCTTTATTATTAATATAATGGACCTCGTCAAAGACAACAGCATCCAGACCATCAAGAGACATACCAGCAGTTAGACCAACATTCTCTGTAAGGGAGCCCTTCTTATATAAGAGGTTTCGCAGAATTTCAGTTGTCATGACAACAATTGACGCGTCAGGTTGAAACTTGATATCACCTGTAGCGATACCTACACGGCCTGGATACATCTCCTTCAGATCGTGGAACTTCTGGTTTGAGAGAGACTTGATTGGGGTTGTATAAAAGACACGCGCACCCTTTGCCAACGAGTGAGCGATTTGATATTCTCCTACTAGTGTCTTACCCGATCCTGTCTTAGCAGTGACCAAAACATTCTCATCGCGCGAAATCGCAGCAATCGCATGCTTCTGAAAAGGGTCAAGTGGAAACTTATAGTCGGTTGCCATCACCTCAGGGAGATTATGGCATTCCGACTTCGGATCTACAATACGTAGAAATGGGCTCGTCATTCTTTTTGTGAATTATTATTATTGACCCAGGCGTTTCAATTTTTTACGACCCCCCACATGTCTTGCTCCTCTGTAATTATACTTCTCTAGAACTTCTCTAGAACTTCTTACAAGTTCCTTCGCTTCACTAAAGACCTAAGAATCCCTTCCCCCACTTAACAGTCTCCTCAATACGTTTTGCACTCATAATACTCTTGTATGCGCGTAAATCAAAGAGCCGTCCCTTAAATAACTCATCACGACCTGCGTCATATTGAGACCCCAGGTTATAGGAGTTACTCTTGCCAATATAGTTATTCGCTGTTGACGAATTCTGTGGAAGCCATCCAGCCGGTTGGACAAATACTTTGACACCATTAATCCAGACGGCAATATCTGGTCTAAAAGCATCGTTATTATCGGCTGTTATAACAACATGCGTCCATTTCTGTAAGGGAATAGCTCCTTTGACTACAATACGCATTTTGCGCTGTTGAGAATCCCATATTTCATAGAGAAGATCCGCTACTTTAGCATCTGCTGTTTGCTTCACGCCTGGCCTTATAGGAGGAAAGTCTCGCGGAGAAATGGCTGGTCCAGGACAATCGAAGGCTTCCACATTTGCGGAAGAAGTCTCCATAAGACGTTGAGGAGTTGTCTCAACAACTCTCTGGGCTCCGCTGGGTTTTTCAGGAACTGTTGAAGGGCCGCCACAGAGGAGGGGTCGAACCTCGGCCCCTTCAGAGATATTTGGATTTCCTCGGCCAAGAATACCAATTTTAATATTATCACGCGCAGATCCATTACCAAAATCTAGAATCACAGCATTATTTGTGAATTCTTCAAAATATACCCAGAAAGAGAAGGCTCGAAGTGTGCGAAGGGCGATCTTATCACCAAACTCTAGGGTCTTACTATCGCCAACTCGCAGGTATTGATCGATTCCATTAAATATAAGTGTCCGAGCAATTGACGGTGAAGGGTCTGCCTCTTCAATTGTTAGGCCACCTGCTTTATAGAGTTCTAAGTTCTGCGCATAATCAACCATATCATCTCGGAAGCGGAGCCAGAAGAGAACGCCGTCGTAAAAGGATAAAAGTGTCTGGATTTCGGCTGGCGGAGCAGTATCCTGTTGAAGGACAGGGCCAAAGCGAAAGTCGCCGGCTATACTACAACGGGTCTCAAAAGTCTCGGAGTCTACTTTTACAATGCGACAGTAATCAGCGCGACCTGAACCAGTTGTATCACGCATGTAATCATCGCGACTCCATTCTGAAACCGCACCAACCTCAGTTCTGAATGATAAACTATTCAGATTCTCCGTGCCGGCAAGGGCACAGGCAAAGAAACGATCTTTATCGCTGCTGCTGCTACCTTTGGGCACAACCATGCGACACCAATCATGCTCTGCTCCAATACGCTGGACATCAACATATCCATTAAAGTATCGTTTATCAGTAATATATGCTCCTTCTTCTGCCCCAGGTCCAATGTCACCTCTACGAGGGATAAACTTGCCAAAGTAGTTTCGATCTGTCACGGGGACAAGCGCAGCAGTAAAGCCTTCTTTTATCATATTTGGCGCGACAAGTTCTAACCCAACAGTTATAAGTATAAGTACAACTCCTACCATTAGAGCTGTACGACTCCACCCAGACATTCTCTATATGAAGCGTCAATGATTTATAAAGCAAAACGCATTCTAACTTAGAGAATGTCTGGCGGCCTTCACTTCACAAATACATACACAAGAGGTGGCGCCCTTATAGGGGAAGGTGTATATGGTTGTGCTTTTACTCCTCCTCTTAAATGCCGAGGCAAACCAAAGAATCCTACAAATCTTGTGAAGCGCCGAGTCGGAAAACTAACAAACGATTATGACGCCTATTGGGAGACTACAATTACAACTCGTCTAGCACAACAGGCTCTTGCGAAGAACTACTTTATTCTCATTGAGGAATCTTGTATACCTGATAAACGTAATGAACAAGATGAGGCTGAACTCGGCGAGTGTAAAGCAATACAGGGGCGCAAGATAAAGAGCTTCAAACAGATTACTATGCCATATGGTGGAATTTCACTTACAATGGCGCAGATTAATATGGCAAAGTTTGATATAATGTCTTTTACACAGCATCTGCTTGAAGCAGGAGCACTACTACTCCTGTCAGGGATAGTTCATTCAGATCTTCATACTAGTAATATTGTACTTGACGAGTTTCAAGTGCCGCGACTAATTGACTTCGGAATGGCTATTATACCAGAGACACTTGATAAGAATTCATTTGAGTTTCTGAGACGTCAACCGGATTTTCAGTTTAATCAGGAGCCTCCAGAGATGTCTTACTTTTGGGCAGCGGCTGCTGGAGTAACTGATGCTGAGACCCCGTATGATATTGTAAATGATAAGAAGATTTTCAAAGATATTCAAGGAGTTCTAGAAAACAGATCGCCGGCAACAGAGATTGAGATTTTTGTAAGTAAATCCAAGGCTATACAACAGAAGGATGGTATTTCTTTGATTAAGACATATTGGCCACAGTATGATGCTTGGTCTATTGGGGTAGTACTTGTTCAACTCCTTAGATCTTTAACAATGTATAGAGAGTTTCAGCAAAATCCGACTTATGCTAACAACAAAGAGGTGTTAGAAAAAGTTTTGATGGGATTAACGGAAGCGAGCCCAATGAAACGCATAGATGCGATTGAGGCTCTTAGTATTTTGATGGCTGGTGGCGGCGCTGCTTCTGAGTCTTTCGTTTTGACCGAACTCGCCGGCGAGTGGTTGAAGCAGAGGCGACAGCAGCGCGCTTCGCTCTAGATCTGTGACGGCTGTAGCCTCCAGATGCAATCTTAAGCGTCTTATCACGTGGAATACAATAATATCCACAAAAACTGTTGTAATCTAATTCATGATCGCCTTCCCTTTCTGATGGATAATAACGTCCAGCAAGAGCAGGATCATAAATTGGGTCGCCGAGACTGTCTTTATTTGTTACAGGCATAGCTCCAGGCTTATGCGACCATAGACCATTTGTATCTTGGCGATAGTAATGAAAATCCGCAGAAGGGTCTACTACTGTTGCAATTTTTGAAAAACCGCGCTTACAACGACCAGTAAAGCCAATAGGATATCCTCCGTCCGAATCCGCAAGAGTACGAGCCATTGTATCAGCACATGTTTTACCATCTTTTCCGCTTAGACGGCGAAAACCACTCTTGATTCCTGGACCATGGAAGGGAACATTACAATTTGAACTATTTTGACAATTTGCTTTTTGGCCCTCATCAATAACACCAAATGCGTATGCGAAGCAGTTGTGTGAATGTCGTATAGATGTATCTTTATTATACTTGTCAGGGTCGTATATTGGTTCTGATCCGCTCATAGGGCTTTGGCGCCCGCAACCTTTGAGAAGATGTTTGCGACAAAATGGTGTTCCAGATACGATAGGTCGGTCACACTTTGATGAGCATTGACATTTTTCTGATGTCATCTTTGCCTCCTTCTGCTCGAAAGCCCTATATATAAGCCCGATTTTTAGACTGCTGACCCATCTTCAATAGGCGTTATTGGGTGTTCAGGTGTTGGATGATAGAGTGCTTGGCCAGCATGTGGTAGCTGTTGCGGCTGTATAGAAACATAATCATCACTGTTATGAGCTTGTACACGTGCTATGGCATCTCTACTACTACTCCTGCTGCTGCTGTTGTTGCTCCCAACTTGGTTCGTAATATTTAGATTCTGATTTGCATCATAGAGGCGAAAGTATTCAATATCAGTCTCTCGCATAATAATACGTTCCACCGCGTGAACAAAGAATATAAATTGGTTCTGATGTGTTGTTTGAACTCCATTATTCAAGAGAAATCCACTATAGCGGCCAGTAAGTTCAGCATATTGATATCCTTCAGCTAGTAGTTGTGATAAAATAATATGAAGTAGAAAGTATTTCTTCTCAACACGAAATATTACTAATGTATTATTAATAACAGTCACTGTAAGGGAAAGGAACCAGGTAATCCAGAATATTGCTCGGACATAATCTTCCGTATTTGAAACATTTGTTAGTCCAGAGTATTGGATTGATAGCAGAGCAGGAACAAGTATACTACTAAGATTAGAAATAAAACGTCCATAGTGATATACAGAATCATATATCCATACGCGCCGTCTATAATCTTTAACTGCGCCTATAAAACGGGATTGTAGAACAATCTTATGTTGTTGGCTTAATTCACTAACCAGTTCTAAAAAAGTATTTTCAAATTTGGAAAGTTTACTATTATAGTTGCCCATATCTAATAAGACCTTATTTAAAAATTGAAATCTGATTTAAATCATTATTTGCTCCCAAAAATGGTAACATGTTCAAGATGTGGTCAAATTGGACATAATCGCAGAAGTGCGCAGTGTCCTCAACAACAGCCACAACAACAACAGCAACAACAGCCACAACAGTCACAGGCCCATCATGCAACCCTATATTCTTTACAATTTATGGCGGAAACTTTCATCGAACTGAATGCTGAACTTTATGACCGAGTACTAATTCACAATCGTCATTTTGCGAATGAATTTATCTACACACTAAATGAGAATGAAGTACATGAGAATGATGACCATAAAGTATTTCTAATTAAGATTACAGTACCTTCTACACTAAAGACTATTATAGTAAATGTTGGCGGCCCTCACAGGGAATATGACATGAATGGTATCTATGCGCCATCCTGGATTCTTGAAGCATTGAATATTAATGATTTAGGCCAAGTAACATGGGAGCGGGTACAACAACCACCTCTAAGGGCAACAAAGATTTCTCTAAAACCACTTGATCCTATGATGGCACATATTGATGCGAGGGCAGAAATTGAGGAACACTTGAAACTCTTTAATGTACTTCAGGAAGGTACCACAATTTCTGTTCCTCTGAGACCATTTGATAATTATATTGCGCAGGTATTTGTTGAGAAGTGTGAACCAGAGCCAGTTGTACTTCTCAGAGATGAAGTAGAATTGGATCTTCTTGAATCCGCAGTAAAAGATGAAGAGCCTCCACAAGAACCAGTCCAACCAATTTGGGATCCTTCTAGGAGGCCGCCGACCCCTATACCAGAAGAACCTGCAATACTTTTCACACCTGAAGTGCTGCAGCCGCTAGGCCAAGATGAAAAAGCAGAGCGTCGGCGTATGATGGCGGCAGCGGCAGAGCGGCGGCGGGCAATACAGCAACAGCAACAACAACTATCTGTTGATGAAGCGAATTCCGCCAATGGAGGCAGTAACTAGTGCAGCACCAAGCATTCCTTTGAGGGATGGTGTCTCATATGCGAAGAGATTTCCCCAACCATATGCTGTTACAACTCCAATGAAAGACAATAGACTAAAGATGGAAGTAGGTAGCAAAGGAATCGCATAGAAGCGCATCAAATAGCCAACAAATCCAATAAAGACGTTAAAGAATATAAGAGGCACACTTGCAGACCAATCAGGCATTTTTTTCATGCCTATGAGGCCTCCACATAGGAGGAAAAAAGCACCTACATAAAGTTGTAGCATTGGATAGAGCGCGTTTGATGTTCCAGGAGCTACCTTCGCTACAATAAAAATTAGGGTCTCAGTTATAGCGGCTATTGCTATAGCAGCGAGCCCAAGAGCCCATGACGTTTTCTTCTTATCGGTTTGATTGCTGCTTTCGCTTTCATCCTTCTGGCTTAGGAGATAAACACCAATAATAGCAACTGCAAAAAAAGGCATCAGCACGAAATCAAAAGATTCGCCTAAAAATAGTACACCTGCAAGGATATTCAGAAGAGGGTATGTATAGAAGAGCGCCATCGCAGTACCAGCAGGTAGATTCGCAAATCCAACATAACTGGAGCCGATATGAACTAGATTCATGAGACCATATGCTAGACTTGAACTAGCAGCAGTCAATGAGCCCCATGTTGCAGATATATCGCGCTTTTCAGCCAATACACCTGTAAGGGAAGAATATGTACCAAGACGAAAGAAGAGTTGTGTTGCGAGATCTGTATTGACATTCTTTATAAGAATTGGATACAGAGATAAAGTTGCTTCACTGAGAAGCACCGCTAGGGTAGGAGTATTCATCTATAGTTTTAATATATCTTCTTTTGATATAGTGCGCCATTCATAAATTTTAGTATTATTATTTGGGTATTGAAAGGTTTCATGAGAGCATGTGCCATAGTTAAGTGGCATATAAGTAGTTATATTATTTGTATTAAAAAGAGCAGCTATCCAACTTAATGTTGATCTACTGCATACTAATACTTGTGAATGTCTCATTAGATTATAACATTTCAGAACATCTTCTGTATAAAATTTGGCATCTGGATATTTATTCTTAAAGTATGTTACATATTTTAAATCAACCTCATTTTCAACAGGCTTATGTATAAATAAATATGGAGATTCACATTCTTTCAAAACTTTATCTATAGATTCAGGATGCATTCCAAGATCTGCTCCTAGAAAATCCTCAACACGTAAATGTATAACTGTTTTATAAGAATATTTTACAGTTGGTATTGGGCCAAGGATATCTTTTGCTTGAAATGTAAATTCTTTTTTATGGGTGTGTATCTCTTCATTTGGGTGTTCATTAATATAATTAATAATTGGATCGAGATATTTTTTAAAAATTTTATCATGTTGATAAAACCCCTGTAAGGTGATATTAATAGATATAGGAGGGATAATATTTGTTTCTAAATTATAATTTATCCAGTTAATAAAATCATTATCACGAAAATTAGTATAGTATATGTTAGATTGTTCAGATAATTTTGCACCATATAAAATACAAAATAGTCTGGATACTAGATATCGAAATATATTATTTCCAACTCTTCCACCATTTCCAACTTCAATATAAAACATGTATATTAATTATACAATATCTTTTAAGTTGTAATATTTTTGGCCTAAAGATATATATATCTATACTTACATTATGGTATCAAAAGAGATTGAAGAATATTTTCATAATTCTATTAAAACATGTTCGTGGCCTTCCTTATATTATGGTGTATTTTCAGATATTATTAATGAGAATAATTATAAAATTACAGCTGAAGTTGGTTGTGGTTATGGTCAACATAGTAAGCATATTCTAAAAACAACAAATGTTAATAAACATTTTATGGTAGATAGTTATAAGTATTATGAGAATGATCAATTTAGTGATAGTATTAAAAATATTAATATTCCTAATTATACATTAGAGCAAAAATTCGATGATTTTTCCAATATAGTTAAAAAGGATGTTGAAGAGTTTGGACAGAAAGTACAATTTGTACGAGCATCAAGTCTTGAGGCTGTGAAACATTTCCCAGATGAGATATTAGATGCTGTATTTATTGATGCAAATCATGAATTTGAATATGTCATTGATGATTTAAATTCATGGTGGCCAAAAATTAAGAGTGGAGGAATAATGGCAGGTGATGACTACTGGATGGAAGGCGTTGCACGAGCTGTACATTTATTTGCTAAACAACATGACATCGAAATAAATTTTAAAACTAAGGATGGAACTGATTATAAGATCTTTTATTTTAAAAAGCTTTATGGAACTGATAAGATCTTTTATTTTAAAAAGCTTTAATTGAGATGTAGCATATTAATTTCTTGTTGTGTTATATACTTCCATTCATATATATTTGTTGAAATATTCGGATATTGAATAGTTATAAACTTATATTGTGGATAAGGATTTAATGGGACAAATATTGTACTATCTGTCTCATTAAGAATTCCTGCTACTAATGATAATGTAGAAGCTGCACACACTAGATATTTTGAATTTCGCATAATATTAAATGCATTTATCACATTAGTGTCATCATAAAAATAAGCTTCAGGATATTTATTTTTAAAATACATAATATACTTATTATCTAATTCATTTTCAATAGATTTAAAAACAAAAACAAAAGGTGGTTCGCAATTTTTAAGAACATTATCAATACTATATGGATGCATTCCTAGATCATTTGTAAGATAGTCTTCTATACGTAAATGAATAACAGTATTATAATTAAAATTAGTTATTGGAGCATTTCCTAGAAGATCTTTGAGATAATATGTTGATATTCGTTTATAATTTCCAAATGTTCCAAATTTTTCGTCAGGGTGTAATTTTATATAGTTAATAAGAATATTAATAGTTTTTCTATAAATAGTATCATGTATATAATATCCATTCATTACAATATTATTATTAATTTGTAGTAATGTCCCAGTATTCAAATAATTATTCATCCATTCTATAAATTTATCATCTCCAAATTCTGTAAATGATATATCCGTTACATCATCGTCCCCTTGTATTATAACAGCATCATATAATAATGCTATTAGTCTTGCGGCTAAATAATTGAAAACAGCATTGCCAAAACGACCACAACTGCCTATTTTAATAAAAAACATATGATTTTTACTATAGTTATTTTACTGTTTTCTATTTAAACCAAAATCCAAAAAATATAAATATGTATAAAATTTATCAATATTTATAAAATTGTTTCCTATATATTTATTGTGAATATTTCCATTAGTTTTTAACAAATGAAGGATGAATCCAGAATTCATTTTCATTCGGGCAAAATCCATCATAGATATATCCCTTTGAGACTAATAGTTCTCTACATTGTTCAGTTACACTTTCAAATTCACCAAGTGTTTCCATTAAGATTACAGAAATAGGGACATTCCAATCCCATGTCATTAACGCATCATACTCAGAACCTTCGACATCTAGAGACATAAAATCAACTTTAGTTATATTGTTTTCTTTTAATATATCACTAAATTTAGCAGTATTTACTTGTATTTTCTGTGTTAATCCAAATCTATTTTGAAAGGCTGGAACAATATTATTTTCTAATGAAGAAACCGCTGCTGCAACAGAGTTTGTATTATTATTAACTAACATAGTTAGAGGACCTTCCTCTCTTGATATTGCAACATTATATGCTTTACAATTAGGCCTATTAATTTCAATCATATTAAACATATTAGTCTGAGGCTCGATCAAAATTCCGCTCCATCCTAATTCATCCTCAAAAAATTTAGTATTGGTAAGTGTTAAGCCATCAATCGCTCCTAATTCAATAAAAAATCCATTCTTTTTATCCTTAAAATACTTTTCATATACTATTTTATCTTCTCCGCATTGAGAATAGAATTTCATATAGTTTTATTTAGTATATCTTTTTTAAGTGGTTTTCTATTTATAAATCTACATATTTAAACCCAATTATGTATATTACAAATATGTCTAACAAATTAGAATTAATAAATAAAATAGAAAATCATATTAATTCGGTAAAAAATGAACCATTTTATACAGAAATAATTGGAAAAATAAATGAAGATTGTGAAATTATATTAGAATACCATCATGCTGGGTTTTGGTCTATTTTTAATAAGCTTATGAATTATTTATTATATTTTAAAAATATAAAAAAAATATCATTTAATGTAATACCTATTCAGAGTAATTTTTACGGGAAAGATGAATTATTCTCTCCGTTGTTTAAAATATATAACGAGAATTCAAACAATCAATCTCTTCTTAAAATAAATGCAGCACACTATATTACATATGAATTAACAGGATATTATGGAAATTTACTTCATGTAAAAAATACAAATTGGAGAACAGAATATAATCAATTATGGAATAAATATATTAAATTAACAGATGATATACAATACGAGTTTAATTCTATAAAGGAACAAATTATGAATCTTAAAGAAACGTATAAAATTATATCAGTATCTATAAGACATCCTAAAATTGCACATGAACAAATTCATGGAGTTATGCCTACACTTGCGCAATATGATATAGAGATTCTAAAATTATTAGATAAGTATGATAATAAATGTGTATTAATCCTTGCAACAGATGTACATGAATACGAAAAATATTTTAGAGAAAGATATTCACATATTACAATTATACATCCTTTTTCTGTAAAGGCAGGAGAACATCAGGAGGAAGCCCATAATGCAAATTATGATGGAAATAAAGAAATTGCTAGGGCAACACTTTTAACAGTGTTAATATTATCGCTAGGAGATCATTACATCCATCATAATTCAAATATGGCTACTGCAGCACTTTATATAAATCCAGATATGGAATCTCATTTTTTGTTTAGCGAATAGATATAAAGATATGATAATTATTAATAATCAGATGATCATAGTATTAAGTTTTGTAGGAGCACTTCCATCCTATATAGTAGAGTGTATTCATCAGACACGATTATTTTTTAAGGGGGATATATATCTTATTATAAATGATTTACAATCAGAGTATATTTCAAAACTTGAAAAATATAAAATTACTATTATTGATTATTTAACAGTAGAAGATATTAATTTTACAAATATAAAACAGGCATTTTATAGTAAGTTTAATATTATTCATGGGCTTACTGGGCGTGAAGAACTTTTCATCAGAAGTATTGAACGATTCTTTCTTTTACATAATTTAATGTTACAACAAAATCTATCAGACTGTCTTTTTATAGAATTGGATAATTTAATTTATGATGATCCTGACAAATGGTTAACTTCTTTCTCAAAAAAGGAGTTATCCTATATGTATGATAATGATGATAGATGTTCATCGGGTATTATGTTTGTTAAAAGTGCAAGTTCAATAGAAAATCTGTTAGAATATCTTCTTAGTTTTATAGTGTATCATAATGAATTAATTAATGAAATGACAGCGCTTTTTAGATATATGAATATTGATAGTAATAATGTTCAGATAATACCAACTTATTGGAAAAAAGAAGGAATTCCTGAATTAGCAAAACAGAATTTCGGAGATTATGAAGATTCTATTTTTGATTCTTTGAGTATTGGTATTTATCTTCTAGGAATTGATCCATTTCATAGAAGAGGAAAACTCGAAGTAGGATTACGTTCATGGTGGGGGGCGATTGATTATACTCAAGATAAATATGAATGGAGAGAGGATGAAATAGGACGAAAAATTCCATATATATTTGATGGGGAAAAATGGCTTAGAATTAACAATCTTCATGTTCATTCTAAGGATTTGAAGTCTGGTTTATCAAAATCTATTGAAGAATAGATATTACCTGTTTTCCAGGTATTAGAGTAAATTTATCATTAATATTCTCAAGGGTATTATTATTCTTGAGTGTGCTAATAATATAGTCACACATATAATCTAATGAGAATAACTTCTCATTTTTAGCTAATTCTTCTTTCATTTTTTGAATAGTAGTATTATCTAAATTATAAAGAATAGAGGGTAGGTTTGTAATATCCTTCTCATGAATAACAATAGAAAATAAAGAATAATCTAATATATCCCTGTAAGGGAGCCAGTTATGATCATCATAAATATATATTGGAATTGAACCTAAATATATAGATTCGAAGAATCTAAATGAACTTCGCCCATATCCGCGGGGTGAAAGACAGAAAGTGCTCCTTAATGTTAGACCGACAAAATTATTAATATCATTTATATTTACATTGACATCCCAACCTTTAGTTTTAATAATAAAACCTGGCTCAGTTGAAATTTGTTTAAGAGACTCTCGCAGTTTACATGTTTCTGAACCTACAAACGAACATAAAAAATCACGTTCATTTTGAACAGATTTATATATATTTGATAAAGTAGAATTTTTATCTTCATATATAAGTGGAAGAGGTATATGTCCAGAGCATGCTCCAAATATTATAGTATTTTTAGGAAGATTTAATAATACACAGTCATCATGTTGAACAACTGTGAAAAACTTTTGATTATTATCAAATTTAGAATATTCTTTATCTAGTATATCATTATATAATTTTTTACGTTCTTCAAATCCATCTGATACTTGTAGATTTGTCCAAAATACAGGTATATATATATAATTAATATCGTTCAATAATTCTTTATTTTGTAAAAAATACTCATAGAAAAATTCTTCCATATATCTTCCATTTTTAAATGGAGGATATATGTGAGGACTTGGACTTCTAAAGATATCTGGTAGTTCAAGGATTTTCATTTATATTATTAAAATATGTATTTATTTAGACTCTTGTCTGGGCATTTTTACTTAAATATTGTGTATATAATTTAGATAAAGGTTCTTCATAATAATATTTCATCATTCTTTCTCTTTGTTCTTGTAAGAGGTTTTTATAGAGCTCATCATTATTATCGAGTTTTAAAATAATATTAGAAACATCTTCAGGAGTTTTAACATTACATATATCTGGAATTAAATCCGCATACATAATTAATTCTTTATTTATTAAAACTAGAGAACCACAAGATATTGCTTCAAGTGCAGCATTTCCACGTATAACTCTTCCTAATATTTTAACAAAATATTTAGATTTATATATATTTTTAACATTTTCTAATATATTTTGATTATGTAATATAATATTGTGCCTAGTTATATCTTCTAAATATTTAAATTCTGGAAGAATTGTTGTACACGGTCGTTCTTTATTATTATTAATTTCAATAAATATACCATGTTTATTTTGAATATTATCAAGATATTTTATATTAATATCTTTAAGAGAATCTGGATGTAAAAAACTGTAGGGAAATCCTATAACATTACTTGGAAATGTTGATTGTAGATGAACTTGTTGATTAAGAAAAATATCATAATTTCCAAATACAGATCTCATATAAGTGTCATCATTATTGAAATTTTCACTTATATAATAGGACCAAAGTATATTAGGAAATTTAGAGATAATATTTGATGGAATACACATATTCATACAGATAACGATATTATATTTAGCCCAATTAATATCATTTGTATTGTGAGAAATTGATATTGTATCTGTATGGTTATGATATTCATTGTGTAAAAAATTAAGAGAAGGTAATTTATTTTCTTTTTCAAATGGGTTAAAATCTGTATTATCAAATATTTTTGATTCTTCAGAAGGGTCTTTTATTATAATAAAATCTGTATTAAATTTTTCAGCTAATGCTAGAGGTGGTACTCTAACTGTTGTTGTTTTGAGTAGAATAAATGGGTCATTTGTTATATCATGTATCCAAAGATCTTGATATTTAAATGATTTAACGAATGCTATATTTAATTTATCCATATTAATATAGATATATATATATATATTACCTTAAACCAATTAATATTAAATCTTGAGTGATTTAAATATTTGGGTCAGTTCTAGGGCCTTTTAACATTACATATTCATTATATTTATAGTCATATCTTTCCATATAATCATATAAAAATCCTTCATTGTCCATTATAGGAATCGGTTTCCATATATTTCGTATACACTGAAAATATAGACACATATATCCTTGATCAACTGCTTTACATATAGGGTATTCATTTAATAATTCAATTAATTTGGATACTGTATCATCTAAAATAATAGATGTATCAAATAATAACATAGTAGTCTGTAAATTATCTTTAATAGTCATATCAAAATTATTATATAGTTTCTTAACGATATCAGGTTCATTAGTTAAATTAAATTGATGATCTAAATTCCAACGAAAGTAATTATAAGGATAAGAATTTGAATGTGCTAATAATACATCTTTACAATCTAAGTTTAAAATTCTATAAATATTATTATATATATGCATGCCAGCATCAATATATAATACTTTATCCCATTGTTTAAAATAAACATCAAATACATAAAATTTATGAAGAATAAATAGTTTATTTTTAGCATCATATCCCCAATCAAATTTAGCACGTTCTAAAACAGTTAAATAAGTGGAACTATCTATTTTGGGAAATTTTTTTAGAATTAAGTTGTAAACACTTTTTAGTTCTTCTAGTTTATATAAATATGGCTCTATATCTTCATCAAAAAATAAAACTATATCATCTATATATCTACCATTTACTCTTAACTCATGGATTGTTTTGGCTGCTCGCATTATCTGTTTACTATTACACATAAGAATAATTACTTGCTTCATTTAAAAGTATATTAATATATTTTTTTAAGCTTCTAATTTATACCATTATTTTTCAATAATCGTATTATTAACTAAAAAATTTTCAAAATTATCACTATCAACAATCATATTTAATTCATAATCAAACTGTTGAATTGTATTATATAAAAAATAATTTATATTTAAAACTTCACATATATTTTTAAAATGACCATGATTCATTCTATTATCTTTTGGAAGAATTTCAACTATTTTTGTATTAGGATTACTAAATAGAGATAAAACAAGTGCTGCACCATGAGGAGAAATTACAGTGTTTGCATCATTAAATAAATTAATTTGTTCTTCAATTGTAAGGGTTTCCATTTCAATAAATTTAAATCCGTTTGGTTTTAAAATATCATTATAAATTTGATCTTCATTTATTATATGTCTTGCTGAAATATTCTTATGGGTAGGTGCTAAATGATTGTATTTTCTTGATATATATATTTTTTTATTCTTATCAATTGAGTTTTTAAGAAATTTATTATAATAATTACGTATGTCAATATATAAATTATAGGGGAATGGTTCATCCCATTTTTTATAATCAATTATATCCATATTAGGCTCTTCAAAATCTGAAATTAAGATCTTTTCAGGAAATAAAGAAAATAATTTATATAATACACTATTTTTATCCAAATTTTCAAAATAAATAGTACATATCCCTTCAGGTAATTGTTTAATAAATGAATAACTATCAAAAATTGCATGGTACAAATTATACTGATGTACTACATAATTAATTATAATTTTAAAATTCATATATATTTAAAGAATATATTCTTATGTTCTTTAAATATATATGAATGGATTCATACCAATAAATAAAATATGGATACTCAGTTAATAGAAATAAAGACTATATTCAAAAAGAAAATATGTACTTATGGAATAAGAGTATCGTGTAGAAGGATCTTAATACTATTTAAAATAATATGCTATATATATGTATATAATATGTTTATAGCATATAGTTTTATAGGTAAGCTTCCATCATATATCGTGGATACAATTCATCAAGCAAGACTTTTTTTTGATGGTGATATTTATTTAATTACAAATGATATGAATTCAGAATATTTAACTACAATTTCTAAATTTAATATTAAATTAGTATCATATGATACTGTAAGGCATACTGAGTTTGATAATATTTTAAAGATTCATAATAGTAAATTCTCAATTATTGGTGGATTAACTGGAAGAGAAGAATTATTTATTAGAAGCTTAGAGCGATTCTTTTTATTATTTAATTTAATGAAAATAGAAAATTTAAGTGACTGTCTATTCTTAGAGTTAGATAATTTAATTTATGATAGTCCACATAGTTGGTTGAAAGGATTTTCATCGAAAGAATTAGGATATATGTATGATAATGATGATAGATGTTCATCTGGACTAATGTATGTAAAATATCATACTTCAATGGATACACTACTATATTATTTATTACATTACATAGAGACATCTACTAGTTTTGTAGATGAAATGACAGCATTATATAGATACTATATAAGTGATAGTGATAAAGTGCAGATATTACCTACTTATTGGAAAAAAGAGGGTATTCCTATAATGGCAAATACTAATTTTGGAAATTTTAAAGATTCGATTTTTGATGCATTAAGTATTGGATGTTTTTTGTTAGGAATTGATGTATTTCATACAGGTGGAGTAGTTAAAACTGGGTTAAAATCACCGTGGGGGTCAATAGATTATACACATGATATATTTGAATGGAAAATTGATGATTATGGGCGTAAAATTCCATATATATATACTGGCGAAAGATGGATAAAAATAAATAATTTACATGTACATTCTAAACAACTAATTAATGGTATTTCATTGCCAATATACTAGTAAATTTATATGTAATTAAATATGTATTATTAATAGAAATATCTTCGAACTATATCTTTAAATTATTGCCATAAGTCTGATATATAAAATCTATTAGGATCTGTAAGTGGTTCTTTTAATATAATATATTCATTATAATTACAGCCCCCTCTTTCCCAATAATCATATAATAGACCATAACTATCTCTAATAGGTAATGGTTTCCATATATTTTTAATAGAAATAAAATATAAATTAAATATTGTTTGATCATTATATTTAATTAAAGGAGCATATTGATTTAATAATGTATATAAATTATCAAAAGTATCATTTTCAATTATAGATGAATTAAATAATAAGAGACCTGATTGAAAATGATCATCAAGATCTAAATTACAAAAATTTTTTAAATCATTTACAATTTCTAGATCTGTTTCTAATTGAAATTCATGTGATAATTTCCAAATACCATAGTGGCTAGGATAGCAATTTGAATGTGCCATTAATTTATCCGTTGGATTAATATTTAATAATCGATCTATATTATTATAAATATGCATGCCAACATCAATGTATAAAATTCTATCCCATTTTTTAAAAAATAAATCAAATAGATATAATTTATGAAACTGAAATAGTTTATTATGTTTAGGGTATTTATCAGTCGATTCATTTTTAATAAATGTTATATAATGTGAAAGATCTAAAGTTGGAAATTGTTTTAATATTACATTATATTTAGTTTTAATATCTTCAAGAACATTTGTATTTGTAAATTCATTATCATAAAATAGTAGAATATCTCCAGAATAATCTCCTTTATTTCTTAATTGATCTATTGTATTAATTGCTCGTTGAATATATGTATCATTAGAACAAATTGCAACAACATGTTTTATCATGTATATAATATGTTATACTTAATATTTAGTATTTAAATAGTTAATGTATTAGTATATAATAATAAATGTCTATATTATATGATAATATAAATAATTTCAAAATATTTGATGATAAATACTTATTTTTTGATATATTTGCTAGAAATAATCAAATAATATTGATATGTCCATCGTATATAAATATAAATGAATATATTAGTATTGTATATAATGATACACTACTACCTTTAGTACATATTGATGGAACAAATAGTGCTATATATATATTATATTATTCTTTATTGGAATCTCTTCCTACTTCTAGTATATCATGTAAAGTATTTTATCAAGATCAGTATAAAGAATTTAATATAGAACATGTAA